ACTAAAAACGATAGTAATATAATTTTATTCATCAAAAGCTCCTGGGCACCACTTATTCTATTCTTTTACCTGAGGAATAAGACTCAGGACTTTATTTATTGGCAGAGGATGTAGGAGTCGAACCCACGCTCGCAGGGTTGGAGCCTGCTGTGCTACCGTAACACTTATCCTCTACTGGTACTCGGTGAGGGATTCGAACCCCCGACAAACGCGTTATGAGCACGTGGTTCTAACCGCTGAACTAACCGAGTATACATGGCTGGGATGGAGGGGCTCGAACCCCCGACAGGGTGATTAACAGTCACCTGCTCTACCAACTGAGCTACATCCCAATCTTGGTGCCCCCAGCGAGAGTCGAACTCGCACGGCCTAAGGCCCACGGATTTTAAGTCCGTTATGTCTACCATTCCATCACAGGGGCAAGTTGGAGCGGGTACCCGGAATCGAACCGAGGTCTTTGGCTTGGAAGGCGATTGTAATACCATTATACTATACCCGCATTAATTGGCGATTCCGAGAGGATTCGAACCCCTGACCCATTGCTTAGAAGGCAATTGCTCTATCCAACTGAGCTACGGAACCATTCATGTTAACGATTATTATATTGCTGTTTGTTTGATTTTTCGAACTTACTTTTATTATAATCGTTTACTGCTTCTTGACGACGTTTCTCTCGAACCACTGGATCAAGTTGCTCATAACCTTTGATTCCCCAATCCTTTGCCCAAGCTGCAGTCATATCTACACTATGTTTACGCATTACATTACTCCTAATTTTTCATAAATCATTTCAACATCAGCTTTAGCAGATTTAACAGTACGCCGGCGAAATGCAGATCGTCCTTTTACGTTAGCTACATATTGTTTACCTTCAGGTTTAATAAAACCCACTACCTGGTAAAATTCATTAGTCATCTCATGATAAACGTAACCATTTTCATGACGATGCTGTTTCCATTTAACTTCCATCATAGACCTAATACCTTACTCACTTCTTTATTAGAAGTAGGAAGCGATTTACCAGAACGTAACCACTCTTCTACTTGCTCAAAATAAAATGCAGCGTCATTATAACCTACACTCAATAATTCTTCCTTCGCAGTACGAAAAAAAGACACTTGCGCCATACCGTCCATAGAAGTCATAGACGCAGGCTTAGATTTAGCAGAACGCTGGAACATAATTTACACACCTTAAACTATTTCAGATACTTATATTATAGGATTATTTTGAAAGTTTTTGTATTGCTTCTGAATTTTTTCTAATTTGTTCGCCGTTAGCATGCGGAGTTGCGTCAATAATAACCTTCTCTAATTTTAAAGAATTGATTCTATCATTATAGACATAACGCCAATGGTAGCTTCCATCAGGTTTGTGAATACCAAAGACTGTTTCTTTTGTACCAACTTTAACGACTAAGCCAGGCATTCCATCCACGATGACTTTATCACCTTCTTTGAATTGACCTGACCACTTGAACTGAAGGCCTTTAGCAATACCTGTAGCTACATCTTTAATAATTAGAGTTACTATTAAAGATGTTAACACCACGAATAATGGTGTTAACAATTCTGCTACATCTAAACCAATCTGTTCCATACACTATTTATTAAATTGAAGCGTATATTGGCGACCTTCATGTGTGAATGTTACTGTGGAATGAGAGTAAATAGTTTTTTGCTCTTCTTCATAACGTGTCTCTACATTACATTTAGGGCCTTTATTACGTTCTGTATTATAAACCCCGCCAAGAAAAGCACCTAAAGCACCGCCATTTTTTTCACCCGGTACATTATTACCGATAGCACCACCAACAATAGCACCTTCAATAAAGCTTTCAATTCCTGATTTACTACTTCCTTGAGTACATACTTCTACAGTATACGGCTTTTTAACAATAACTGTTTTATAATGATCACGGGTTGCTTCTGCCATTGCAGGTGTTGAAATCAACATTGCGGCTATAATAAACTTTTTCATGCTGCCTCCGCATATTCTACAGCTTTTTTCACTGCTTCAATTTTTTTAACGCGAGTTGCACCGTACCAGATAGAGTTAAGACGAGTATCTCCTGCTCTACCTAATTGATGATCTGTTACATAAGTTACAGCATTTAGAGCTGACCACCATGTTCCACGAGCAAACTCTGCGCCTGGTTGTGTATCAATAACATCGTAAGCCATTTGAGCTGAACGTGTAAGTTTGTCATCTTTCTTAGATTCACCAAACACTTCCTGCAAGAACATTTTAAACTGTTCATCAGAAATATTCTTAGATCCTAAGAACTGAGCTGTCTCTTTATATTCATCCATATGCTTAGATGCAAGACCAAGAACTTGCTTTACACCTTCTGGCTCAAACTCTTTGCGATGGTTTAGCTTGACAGCATTTTGTACTGCTTGACCAAGCGAAAGTGTAAGAGTATTATTACATACTACACGTACTGGTGTAAAACGAATATCGACTGCTTGACCAAACTTATGAGGGTTAGAGAAAAGCAAAAAGCCTTCTACTTTATCACCATTAAACAACTCGAAGTCGGATGCAATCTTTGCTAGAGCCCATACACGTTTACCGTCAAACAGTGAACCAGCTGTATGCATTGACATTTGACCAGTCTTACAAAATGAATCAAAGAACTTGAATGCTTCAATATTTTGCACTGGATTCCAATCAACACCTACGATGTCTAGAAGTCGTTCGTCAGATTCACGAACAAGAGCTTGCTTACCTTCTACTTTTTTATCGCTAAACCTACCATAATACATATCAACTTTCTTAACATTCCAGTCAAGTCCAGCTGCTACCATCATTTCTTGAGGAGTCACACCCTCTTCAAGTTCGACACCCAAGCCGTGCCAAGGAGTCTTACCTACATAAGCCATTTGAGCTTGACCGTCTACCATTTCTAACATATGCGCCATTTACATCTCCATTTCAATTACATACTTATTATAACAACAAGTTTATAAAAGTTCTTCTAACCCCAATCTTTTTTATCTTCTTCATTATCCCAACCGTATTTGTAAGCTGCGATTTCTAATTTAGTCATACTATCTTTAGTTACTATAAAGCCTTTATTAGTACCTTCTGGCCAAAAGTGCGGGTTATACATTCGACCATAATAACGATCAGCTGACCCTCTATCTTGCGGAGATCCGTGTTTAGGTATTTTTGTTTTATTGATAATACCATAAATCTCTCTATTGATAATGTTAAAAGGGTTAACAAGATTCCCAAACATCTCTACACCACCGCTATGCGTATCATAATCAAACTCAGACATATTGACTCCAATAACTATCCCACAATTCGTTAATATAGTCAATCTTTTCATTAGTCGACATATGACTAATAAGCTTCATACAATCACCGTTAACAAGATTAAGCATTAGCTCCTCTACATGCTCACAACCTTTAATACGAACGGATACCTCGTCAATAAATTGCTCTTCTAGATCCATCATATACGCTTTCATTTTACCCATTTGCACAAACCCTTTCAATATGAGCTTCAATTTTTTCGTCAGTCCAGGCTTCAAAATCTAAAGACCTAGCATATGATTTACTTACACGATCTGCAGTTATATAATATGCTGACTCTTCTAGTTCAATACGCTTATACTCAGCAAGAGTACCTGAAGGTACACGCTGAGACCAATACTTAATCTCAGTAGCAGCAGGCATCATCCCCATAAAGCAACCAGGCTGCTTAGAGAACTCTTCTGCTTCTGCGCGCTGAGCGTTAATCAAATTTACCAAACCTTGATCTAAAGTATAAGTCATATCTATCTCCTCATTCTATACATATATTATATACTACTTTTTAGCAAAGTGCAACTAAAAAAGGGCTTAGACTGCAACTTTTACATAATAAGTTGAAGATTCTTCATAATAACCTTCAATGTAAACATCAAAATGTTCGATAGTTTCAAAGTCTGAAAAAGCATACTCAGTAGCAAACTCTAAATCTTCTTCATCTTCCATATCGATAAGAGTAGATGATAGAAGAATTTCTTTAACTTCTTCTAATGTCTTTACAGGAAAAGTATCAGTCAAATCTGAGTTAGCGACCATATCATAATCATCGAGTTCACCACGACAACCAATATCTAAAGAATACACACCAGATTCTTTAAAGATAGAAGTGTCTACATTAGGAAACACATCTTCTACTTGTAAAGGTGTCATTTGAGTTAGCATCTCGATTTTGATATTTTTCATAACTTTTCCTTTTTTCTCATTCTATACATATATTATATACACTTTTTTACCAAAAATCAACTAAAAAAGGGCTCTAGAGTTATAATGAAATCAAGTAGTTACGATTTTCATGTCCTTTTTTTTCAGATTTTCTTCTGTAACATTAGGTACATCTAACATAGCTTCTTCTCTTGTTAGGTAAGGTCCAACAGAACCATGTACATAAGGACTACCAGCAGCATCAAATAAGATACCAACAAGCTCATATGCTTCAGTTGTTGAAAAAATAGGCCAGATCTCTAAATGTAGTTTTCTTTGACCCATTTTACATCATCTATGATTTCTTCTGGGTTTGGTTCCCCATGGAAAACACACACTTTTCCACCGTTGGGAATCTCTCTACCAAACATTTGAGAACGATCACCGGCGTGTTTGCCTCTGTGGACCCCTTTTTTATAAGACCACAACCACTCGTCAGGAAAAGCGTTAAGAAAATCAGGATAGTAGTTACAGTAGTGTGAAATAACATTCTGATCGCCGAAAAAATGGATTTGTTTTTGATAGTCTTTCCAAGTCTTCCTGTTATTTATATAGTGCTTGTAAATGCTCGCACTTTGTCGCGAATTAAATCTAAGAACTGACGAGTTATACTCTTTCCCTGGTAAAAGTCCGTTATCTGGTCTGATAAAATCTCTCGTAATACCAAACGAAGGATGGTCAAAAAAACAATCGATATTGTCAACAATAACAACATCAAGATCAAAATATAAAAATTCTCCATCAGGAAGCACTCCAGGGTTAAACATCTGAAGTTTGTTCCACCATCCTACTTCATCCGTATTAAGTTCTACTGTCTTGTAATTGGGGTATCTATCAACTTGGTCAGTTAACACATAAAAGTTAAAATCTTTTGTTGTATTACGTTTCACCATATTGTATATACGGTGTGTGTAATTTACACCATACTTTGTACCCCAGTTTACACAAACTACATTATTCATTTCTTATCCTTGTTGCTGATATATTTTCAACACTCGAATCAAATCTTATTTCTTCTATTTTATAACCAACATCTCTACCATAACATATATTTGTAATATTTGGAACACTGATAATAGTATAACAATCGGTGGTGATATCTTCTGCGGTCAATTTCTCTACTATATGCATGACTCTTTCATTTATATCATAAGGATTATCACTATCACGATAAGTTGTTCTTAGCATTATAACAACTTGACCGGTTTTTTCTAGTGATTTTTTGAATAATGCTGTGTGACCCGCATGCCAAGGCTGGAATCGTCCTAACATCTGAGCTGTGGGTTTACCCCAATCAAACGCCATTATAACCTACAGATTCTCTAACAATATCTTTTTCTGGAAACTCTGCCCAATACAGTTCATAAGCTACCGCGTCTTCTAAACATTCAAACTGATGCTGCACACCTGGTTTGACTTTTGTGTAATCACCTGCGCCTAAAATTGTTTCATCAACGAGATCGTAATCGTTCTGCCAAACACGAATTAGTAATTTTCCTGATTCAACAAAAAAACCATTCCATTTATACTCGTGCATATGTTTTGAACAAACACCACCTGCTTTAGTTTCAATGCGATGAAACTCTAATACACCATTACGTTCTACTAACTCAGTAGTACCCCATACTTTACCTGCAATCATTTATTCTCTCCATAGTAAATTATCTGCTTTAAATCTTCTCATCTTATAACCCATATTCATTAACAATTTAATTGAATCAGTTGCTTCTTTTCTTTTGTTTTCTAATAACACAACAGGTGAATATTTTTTTATTGTTTCTAAAGAACCTTGAATTACAGCGTTTTCATGTTGTTCTGTATCTATTTTTATAAGACTAACATCTAAGAAGTTATAAGAATCTAGTGTGTTAATTTGTACTTCATACGTTTTTAAATTAACTCTTTTATTCCATTTACTTCTTCTCGTCGTGTCTATTGTACTAAAATCTGATCTTCCGTTTGGTTCAAATAGAATAGCTGTACCATCTGTGTTTGATAATGCTTCCTTATGTAATACAACATGAGAAGTATCATACTGTAAAATATTTTCTTGAAACATTTCAATTGCATTGGGATTTGGCTCAAAGCAATGTATAGTATCGAAATATTCTAACATAGGAATAGTTGTCAAGCCAACATTAGCTCCAATATCTATATACACTCCTCTGTTTTTTATTAGAGGTAATACATTATTAATTAATACTTTAGCACTCATGTATCTTAATTAAACCTTCTAAGATTTTTTTCATATCTTTTAATTTGACCATGTTTGGTCCGTCTGATGGCGCGCCATCAGGATCTGGGTGCGTTTCCATAAAGAAACTTCTGACTCCAACCGCAGCTGCTGCTCTCGCAAGTGTTGGTACGTACTCTCTATTTCCGCCCGACGAAGAGCCGTTTCCTCCAGGTTTTTGTACACTATGCGTTGCATCAAATACCACTGATGTACCAGGAAAATTATCAAGCATATATTTAACACCAGTAAAATCATTAACAAGAGTATTATATCCAAAACTAGTACCTCTCTCTGTTATCCATACTTCTTTAGCACCTTTAGTTTTACTTAATATACCCGCTACATCCCAAGGTGCAAGAAACTGTCCTTTTTTAATATTAACAATAAAGGGTGAATTGCATGCGGTTGTAATTAAGTCAGTTTGCCTACACAAAAAAGCTGGGATTTGTATTACATTAATAACATCAGCGTAAGATCTCTCAATTTCCCAAACCTGTTGTTCTGTGTGTACGTCTGTAAGAAATTTTACTTCTGGAAACATAGTTTTGATATTTTTAAAGTCATCTAAAGTTTTACTTAACCCATGACCTCTTACACCATCTATTGATGTACGATTAGCTTTATCAAAACTAGCTTTAAAAATAAAATCAATATCAAGATCTTTACAAATAAAATATAACGATTTGCATATCTTTAAAGACTGTTCGTATGATTCATGTTGACATGGTCCTGCAATTAATCTCATCTTCGTTCGATATCCAATTCTGTTAACTCATCACCAAACCAAGTTTCGATAATCTTAGCCGGCTCTTTACCTTTATTGCTAGGTTTATGCCAAACCATTTTACCAATATCAAAGCTTTGAGTAGGTATAATAAGATCACTTCTCTTGACACCCATCCATTCTGTTTCCATAGATACTTGACCTTGTACAACGTGCCAATGTTCTGAGCGTTTGCTATGTCTTTGATCTGATAAAGATTTACCTGGTAAAATAGTAAGTTCCTTAACAGCCCAACCATCACCTTCGTCTAGCACTCTGTACCAACCCCAAGGTCGTTCAGTTTTAGGCGCTTTCCAGTCCTCTAAAATCCATGAAGAACTATTAGCTTTATTTTTACCACCAACAGCAAATTTAAAATCAACTTCAAACTCAAAACTAGCGTCCATTTCTGGAATGTTTTTATTTGTTCTATCTCCACCGTTCATAAAGATAAGTTGACTATCAGGGAACATCGCTGCGGCTCTTTCAATTAGATCACATGCTGTATCATCGTCATCTGCAAAATCTGTAGCATAATTTACATCATGCATAGCTTTAATAATACGAATGCGTTCATTAAAAGGCATAAAATATCTACCTTTTTTTCTTGCGAGCCATTCATCTGAATTAACACCAACTAATAAAAAATCACAATGAGCTTTAGCAGCTCTTATGTAGCTAATGTGACCTGAATGAACAGGATCAAATCCACCTGAAATAATACCTATTCTCATAACCCAAACATCTCCTTCAATTCTTCTTGCCACAAATCACTGTGCGGACATTTTCTGTATTCTGGAAACCAAGGACCTCCATCAGTGTAATGAATAAGGATTGGTTGTTCTTCTACGTAGTCATAATAACCTGATAAGAAATTAAACTTTACAGGTAGTTTACCGATCTTATCTTCTGCCCATAACATTCGATGCAAATACATAGGTGTTTCTGTATTAACTACCTCCGGAGTAAGCATTTTACATTTAGCGTTATTAAACACCATTACAGAAGACCAGTTTTTTCTAGGATAGATATGTTGCATTTGCCCATCCATTTTCATTTTTGATTTAGGGCTGTAATCGTGTTGTACACAAGATACAGGGTTTGTTAACGCGTCTTGAAACTCTAACACAAACTCCAAATCTTCTAAACAAACCATATCACAATCCATAAACAGAGAATAACCTTTATAACCGCTCAAAAACGGAACAAGAAATCTAGAAATAGTAAACTCTGTTGATCCTTTTTTATCATCTTCCCTAGTATAGATACCCTTCTCTCTTAGTTCATATAGTTTAAGAGGTATAACTTCGATGTTAGGGTTGTGTTTAAGAATAGAATGTTTAGCTACTTCATAAGCAATATCTTCTCTGCTATCCCACCCAATAAAAACTTTTAAATTTGTTGGCATTTGCTATTCTCCATTGCAATGTCCCATGCTTCAGGTAGTTCATTTCTTTCGAACGATGACCAGGTTAAATTATCAAATACAGCCATTCTGTCAGGTTCTTGTAACATTTTACTAGTCTCTAAATCTTCTATCTGTTTAGAAGCTAGTTTTGCTGGACACCACCCTAAACTAATAGTTGGTACACCCATTTGCATAGCTTCAAGCGCCGCTGCTGATCCCCAAGTAATAACACAATAAGCTTCGCTAATTTGATCTCTTAACGGTCTTGCTTTGCGTCCTTTAGCAGGTTTACCTCTAACCATTATATCTTTATCTGTATATTTGTTCACATTATGTGCAATATAATTTAAAAAATCTCTTAACTCAAACGTGTCCATATAAGGCGGAGAGGGGGGTAATACAAGGATTGAGCTACCTTTACCCCCTCTCCATGGCTGTAGTTGCATGCCATAATTGAATCTTCTGCCTTCTCTAAACGTAATTGGAGCTGTGGCATTTAAAATAACTCTTTTATACTTTCCTAGATATCCATTATCCATACACATCCAAGGAATATTTCTTTTCATTGCTCTCTTAATTACGGTATCCATACCTCTCAATACACCATGAACAGCTACACACTGAGCATCTCCAGGGAGAACAGGGTCTTCTACAGGTATATAAGAAGCATTAACATTTTTAGTTAACTCTCTCATATTAGCTGCTTTAATATTTTTATCTAGGTAAGCGCAAATCATGTGATTCTCTCTGGTGAATAACCTTGATCTTTTCTGTTACCTTTTAAATGATCTAGATACTGTCCTAAAGGACCTCTAACAAACGGATGTCTTGATGAACCATCACCTAAATTAATACTTACAGAATGACCTGCTTCTCTTTCAATATATCTTTCTGCTGCCCACCATACATAACTATCATGCCATTCTTCTAATTGAAATAGAGCAGCTTCATCATACATCCATTTCATAAGTTGAAAGTATCTATCATACCACTTATTTTGCGTATCCCATATCATGAAACCGCATTCAGGGTATACATTAGGTCTATTCACCCGTGACCATAGCTTACCTTCTTGTACAATACTGTATAAAAAATCTAAAGGAATATGTTTTGTAGCCACCACGTCAGCGTCACACCAGACAATATATCTTGCATCGGACTTTTGTCTAAAATCATCTACAGAATAATACTTATGAGAAAATCTAGTAGCTTCAAATAAGTATCTTGAACCAGGGGTTACAGGGCCTTCTCTATGAGATCGAGGATCTTCACCGTTAGGTCCTAGTACTTTTTCTTCCCAAGGAGCAGCTATCTCAGAAAATTTATTATATCTTTCACCCACTTCTTCTTCAAACATGCGCCAGGAAACATTACCATAATTAGTAAGAGGTTCTGACATATCTTCGTAGTAACAAGTTAAGTGTGTTTCTTTAGGCCAAAACTGTTGAAATGTTTCAACCATACGTTCACCGTATTTCTCATAACCTTCTCTGTGAAAAGTGGTTACAATATCAAAATCACTCATCTTTACTTTCTACCATTTCGACTAATTTTTTTGAATAATGGTCTGCTGCTACCTGGTATCTTTCTAGCTTTAAAGCTATTCTATCAGCTTCTTGTTTTGTTAGTAAAAACTTATCAAGTAACACTCTAGCATCGTCACTTAAATCTTCAATAATATATTCTTTATTATTAATGTTTACTGTTTGTTTATTTTCATTTTCCATGTGCTTGTACTCTTTCCTTTGAAAAACCTGTAAATTTTCTTCCACCTTTCATGTGGTCGAAATATCGTCCTAACGGACCTGCAACTAACGGGTGTCTTGAATTTACACCATAACCTAAATCAGCGCATTTAATAACACCTTCTTTTTCTAGCTTAAAAGTAGCATAGTCAAAAGCATAACAATCATGCCATTCAGGCATATCAAATATTAAACCTTCCCTATAAACCGAATCATATAACTCACACCATATTTTATGTTGTTCATGTTGCGTGTCCCAAATTAACATCCCTGTTTCTGTAAATTTGTTTCTAATACGTCTATCAGGAAAAGCTACATAATGATCACCCGTAGTTAAATTATCTAACAACTGCATAGGTATATCTTGTAACGTCATTAGATCTGCATCTAAATAAATCACATATCTTGTTTTAGGTTTTTTAAGCTCAGCTAATTGAGCATAAATCTTTTTACTAAACTTAACCGCTTGTCGGGTTGAAATATCACCTGCAGGGTCATCATCAAAAATATCCCTATCATTATATTTTTTTGCAAACTCTTTATCACCAGATACATGTTCATCAAAATTCAAAAGATGCACTCTTTGAGAAGGTTCATAAGGTATATTCTGATCTCCTTCCACGTAAATATAAGCTTGTATATCTTCCGGCCAATGTTTATCGAAGGAAGGTACACTATGCTTACCGTACACGTCCCAATACTTAGTAGGAAAGGTCATAATTACTGAATAATCGCTCATTTTAACTCCGGTATAATATCTATAGTCATAGATTTAATATTAACATATCTAGGTTGAATAGCTGACCAAACTACTGCTCTTGAAACTTCTCTTGGGTCTAGTTTAGCGCCTTCTGTTGTTTCTATCAGCTGTGTATCTATTCTACCCGGTTTAACAAGTGATACTTTACATTTACCACCTACTAAAGACAATTGTGTACAAGCTTTCTCTAAAGCTGTTTTTTCGATAGCATATTTGTTAACAGCTTTCCTGTCTCCGTCGCTGCTTACAGATCCTATATTAATTATATGACATTCTCTATCTTTATTCACATCGTACAACATATATAACAGCTCTGTTTGTGAAAAACCAAATTGAGCATTGTTAATATAAACGTCGAAATCATCTTTAATAAAATTATCTAACCCTTTTGTAAGATCGTATTCTGGTCTATTAAGACCGGTTACCTTAAACTTAGCTTTATTAAAGTCTTTAGCAAGAGCTTTACCCAATCCTCTTGTTGAACCGGTTACGTAGACTTTCATTTAGAATGTCTCCAAATATCTTTTTCAACCATATCTTCAATCATTTGTTCAAATGTCCATTGCGGTTCCCAACCAAGCTCTTTTTTAGCTTTATCAGAACTCGCGTGTAAGGAAACGAGATCATTAGGTCTAATAAACGCGGGGTCAGATACTACATATTTTTCCCAGTTATCAATAGCTGCAGCTTCAAAAGCAACTTTACATAAATCTCTAATAGTTTTCTTTATACCCGTAGCGATAATATAATCTTTAGGTTCATCTTGCTGCATCATCATCCATTGCGCTTTAACAAAATCTTCAGCATGACCCCAGTCACGTTCTGCATCTAAATTACCTAATTTAATTGTATCACTTTTACCGTGATAGATCTGGGCCACACCATCAGTAACCTTACGCGTAACAAATTCAATACCTCTTAACGGTGATTCATGATTGAAAAGAATACCAGCGCATGCAAACATACCAAAACTCTCTCTAAAGTTACGTGTAATATGATAACCATAAAGTTTAGCTACACCGTAAGGTGATGCTGGCATGAACGCTGTCTCTTCTGTTTGCATTCCGTTAATATTATTATTACCAAACATCTCAGATGTACCAGCTTGATAAAATTTAATTTCAGGATTTACTCTTTTAATAACTTCTAAGAAGTTCAATGGACCTAAAGCATCTACTTGTGTAGTAACATGAGCTAATCTCCATGAACTACCTACATAACTTTGAGCAGCGAGATTATAAATTTCATTAGGGTTAATTAATTCAACTACATCAAATAAACTACCTATATCAGTAACATCACCTGTGTGTAAATGTAACCCTTTTTCTCTTAAATCTAAGAAATCAATATTAGAATAATTAGGTACTGAATATCTTTTCATAATACCGTGTACTTCATAATTCTGTTCTAATAAGAACTCAGCAAGATAACAAGCATCTTGACCCGGAAAACCTGAAATGAGAGCTACTTTACTCATACTACATCCTTTATAATTCTACCTACTGCTTCTATTTTGTATTCTAAATCAATACAATCATTACCAATGAAGAAACCATTATCATGAATATAATCAGCGTTAGGGCATTCAGTCTTAATATGATCCAAATGATCAATAACCGGATTTCTCATAAAGTTACCAGCTACGATAGGTCTGCATTCTACACCACATGATTGTAATTCATTAATAACTTGCTTTCTTCTACCTTCAAGAGCTTCTGTGCACACAAGACCAAAACCAAACCAACTACTATCACCGAGCTCACTTTGTAAATGCATATAAGGTTTTGCTAAATGCTGTTTAGCAATTTTTGCATTTTCTCTTCTTATTTCTAACATTTTAGTCCATTTTTGTAATTGAACTTGACCCACTGCTCCAGACATCTCTAAAGGTCTTACAGTATAACCAGGTAGTACAAACTTGAAACTATCTTCAAAGTCATCACCGGTTTTGTTTAACAAACTATTTTTTTCGGGTAGATCTCTGATCCATCCATGAGCTCTAAGTGGTAACAAATACTCATACAAATCATCATCATCTGTTACAACCATACCACCTTCCATTGTTTGCAGGTGATGGCTAAAAAAGAAACTATATGTACCCATTTTACCAAATGTTGCGCATTGCTTACCGTTTAGTTTAGCTCCTAGACTTTCACAATTATCTTCAAGTAATATAATATCATTACTATCACATAATTTTTTAAGCTCATCTAATGGACAAGGATTACCTAATAAATTTACAGCAAAAACACCAACTGTATTTTCATCAATATTATCTTTTACTGTTTGTACATCTAAATTATATGTTAACGGGTTAACATCTACAAATTTTAATACAAAATCATTCTGATGAACTGGAAAAAAAGTAGTTGACCAGCTAACTGCAGGTACAATAATATTAGGTTTTTTACCTTTTTTTGTAGACGTGTCAAATTTAGGATGTAGTTTCAAGGCAGCTAGCATAATAAGATTCGCAGATGAACCGCTATTTGTCATAACTGCATGCTTTGTACCCATGAAGTTTGCAAACTGTCGTTCGTATTCTTTTACTTCAGGTCCCATAGTGTATCTACCTGATTTAATAACTCTATTAAGAGCTTTAATCTCTCTATCATCCCACGTGTCGCTAGATAAACCATAATTAATCATTAATCAATTCCGCTTTCTGTAAATAGTAATTTAACCAATCAGGGTTAGCCATTTCATCAACAGTCCAACTCGTATATGACCAATTATAAAGATTTTGCAATCTTTTGTCCCAATTAATCTTATCTAAGCTGTTTAATAAGCTTAAATCGTGTTCACACGCATCATAGACAACACATCTTTTATCTAAAGCGAATGTAGGAATACCTTCTGTAATAGATTCACATGCTGCTGAGGAACTATGAGTCACCACAGCACCTGCTTGTCTAATAGAGTCGATAACTTTTCTGCGCTCTCTATCAGCATGCTCAATTAAAATATTATCGAAACCTTCTGCAATCATAGCTGTTGGGTTACGATCTAAATTTGGATGGGATCTAAGAATAATCTCTTTATCAGTAATGTCTCTTATTTGTTTAACTATTTTTCTTGCGTAAGAATAAAACGGTAAGTTATCATCATATTGCCACCCTCTTTCTGATTGCAGCAAAAACAGAATAGGTTTATCATTATCAATAACAGGTTCTTTTTCTTCAAACTGAAAAGCTTCTTTTAACCATTCAAAGCGTTGTGAATCTGAATTTTCGTTTAAAAAGTTACCAGTTCCTACACAATCACCTAACCCCACTCTAAACATATATGTTTCAGAACTATCCATTCTGTTACGAATGTAAGTAGAAAATAAAGCGGAATCAAGAGAAAAGATAGGAGTACCGTTATCTCTATGTTGTTGTATAGAGATAGCTCTTTCAGTATCCATCTTACGTTTAGTTATTGATCCAAATACAAAGACAGCGTCAGCTTCTTCTTGTACAATCTCATGACCTGCTTCTGATATAGAAGCTTGAATTGCATGAAACGCAGCAGTAATAGGATTAGAAAGTAAGTGTCGCTTACTAGCTTTAATTGTGGAGAAATCGCATTGAATTTTCATAACATATACCTTCGCGCATCTCTTTAATAGAGTATTGTTTGTATGCTAAATTGTAAAAGAGATGCTCTCTATCATAATATTGTGGAGTATTTATATTGGAAAGACCCCTATTTGTACACCAGGCACTAGGAGCAAGATCACTAGTACTAAAAACAGGAATACCAGAAGCCAACGCATCCACTGCAGTAATTGAACCGCTAACAACAACGGCAAAGCAATTATCAAAATCGGAACTAAGAGGGACATCAGCAACGTGAGGACCACTAGTTCCCGCTTTCCTCGGCTTGTATCTGACTTTAATTGGTCTTTTGGTATATCGTTTGAGTTCATTGTAAGTATCCTCAGCCCATTTATCACTAGTTTTATTATGCATAAATTTTGTCATAGTGTCTGAAGAAGGACATAATAAGATATGATCTCCTTCCATATTCCACGGTTTAATATCTAAATTCCATTTCTCAAATCTATCTGATGGTACTTCGAGTTTTCTATTATCATGTAAACCTTCATAACACCAGCGCCAATAAGTATTATCCCAATCTTCGTTATTAGGATCATACCTACCGTTGTACGGCATATCGCAGAAAATGTAAGGCGCTTTCATATACTCGGTATTATTACCAATAAGGCCCCACAATACAAATCTATCATAAGTATGAGAATTAATTTTTGCATCAGGCCAACCTTCTTCTAAAGCAGAATAAATTCTACTCATCTTAGGTGATTGTCTTGGCATTACCAGAGATAGTTTTTGAGACGATTCCATGGTTTTCCTTCTGCAATTTCTTCCGGCCACCATTCAATATGAGTTAGTTGTTGTAACCACAAGTTTCGATCTAAGCGGGGTGGATCTTCAATATCGCGCCAATTTCTAATTGACATCGGATACGCAAAAGATTGACACCCTGTAAATGTATGTACACCCCTAATAGTAGCTTCTATAGCTGGATTTGATGAATGATTGACTACACACCAAGACCTATCTAATATGTCACTAAAGTTAAAATTATCAGCTACACCTGTATGTTTTGGAACGTCAAAATAAACGTTTTTATTTTCTTTAGCAATAGTAGGGAAGTCTGTAATTCTATCTCTAGGATGAGGTCTAATAACAATATCACGTTCACTGTATTGTCTAATTTCTCTTACAGCATTTCGTACATATGTTTCTACTGTAGGCATAGAAGACCATTGATGAGAGTCAGGGCGTTGTGTTGCTATAGTAATAAATTGACCATCATCTTTCCAAGGCTGTAACTCTAAACCAAATTTAGATACCCTGTCTATTTCTAGATTGTTTTTATTTGCAAATTCAGCGCCGTTATTAATACCGTTGATACCAACACGCCAAGTCTCGTTACGTTTAATTGCACCAACTTCTAGAACTATGATTGGTTTGTCTTGTTTGGTAAAGTGTTCCCAAACTTGACGATTTGGTTCCATTCGTCCTGCAAATAGTATTGACCATATGACTGCAACGTCTGCGTCCATGTCGTTGTATACGATGGATTCGTCACAACCTTCTGCAAAGGAATCAAAGACTGGTTTTGAGTTGAGTGCGCCATAATTGGTAAAAAGTGAGACTCGCATTTAATCATTATAATCACTTAGGGTAGTTTTTTAAATTAACAATAGTTTTTCTTTGTTTGTCTAGAGGATCTGAAGCTAGTTTTTTCCCACCCGGGCCATCTGATGCAGGGTCACCTTTTTTAAGTTGACCTGATTTAGTAAAGTACGTACCTGTAGGAGCTTCTTTTGTTTCTCTATAAACATCCATTGATCGTTCTCTTTTCTTTGAACTGCTTGGATATTTAGGACCTTTATAGTTAGGATTAGGTACTTTAAGATTCGGTTGTTTACGATCTACAACTACAGGTTTAACCGGAGTTCTTTCTTCCAATTCTTCCTCTTGTTCTTCTTCAACAGGTTTAACTTTTGCTAAATTAAGACGTTGAATAGTTTCTCTAAATGCTTTAGTACGCGTATCTAGCTCTTGTTCTTCTTTAAGTCCTAATTTCTTCATATACATCATTTTAGTGTGCTTAGGCATTCCTTGAATAAGAAGTCTTACACTATCTTCTTCACCGTCTTTAATCATAACTTTAAATGTTTTAAGGACTTTTTGATCAATACCTTCAGTAACTGTAGATAACTTTAAATTTAATTCTTCTTTTTGTTCTGCATTTAATTTTGCAGCAATAGCCATCTGACGTTTTTTAGCCACTGATTTACCCTGGAATTGAGGTGCGTCTGACTTTTTAAAATCATCAATAACATCGCCCATATCTGCTTTTTTCATATCCATTTTTTCTTTAAGAAAAGGATTATCTCCTGTTAAAACTGATGTATTAGACACTTCTTCACTCCTTAACATGTTCCATCTCGCTTGCTGTAAATACTTATCTCCAAATGTCATTTCTGCATCTTGTCTAGAGATAGGAATAACCTCATCTACCATATCAGGTCCTAGCATTTTCTTTACTAGGCGACCTACTTTAGCGCGAGTCTCACCAAACATAATCATTGGTGGGTTATCGTTATGCATGCGTACGTAAAATAATTTCATGTATTATTTATTATTTTTTCGAATCTTTTATTTTAGAGAAATTACCATCTTTATAGTATTCTATTAAAGATTTAAACCTATCACCGTTTTGACTTTTATGAGATATAACAAACACATTCGCGTTTTCTAGACCGCCAAGTATATCCCACAACACATCTGTCGCTTCTGCATCAAGAGAACTATCACCTACTTCATCCATAATAAGAAGATTAGTATTAATAGAGTTTTTCAGTTTAGCAATTTCTCTCCATGTAAACATAAGAGCAAGATCAATTCTCATCTTTTCTCCTTCTGAGAAAGATGCGTAACTAAACGTATCTCTATAACGAGATTTTATAACCTCATTAAATGATTCATCGAGATGGAATGAATAATTAGCACCCATTCTGTCTAAGTACTGGTTAATTAATTGGTTCATAACTGGTAAGTATTGTTTAATAATCTTAGCTTTAATGCCATCATCTTTAAGAAGAATCTTACAGATTTCATAATAATGTTTCGTTTCAACATAATTATGTGACTGTCTTTCTAAGAATTTAAACTCGTTATCAAACTTTTCTAAGTCTTTCTGAGCTTCTTTTAACGAGGTTTCATCTGATTCTTGTGTACGTACTTCGAGATTACCATACAGTGTAAAGAGAGCTTTCTTCTGGTTAACGAGGTCTTTACGTATTTCGATAATCGAATCATATTGCGTTTTTACTTCTTGTGCTTCTCTAATTTTATCTTCTAATTTTTGATACGTGGTTAAAACAACAGGTTTCAAATTCTCAAGCTTATCAACTTCTTCTTGTAAAACATTTACTTGTTTTACCTTAAGGTTTTGATCTATATCTTGTTCACAAACATAACAGTGATCGTGGTTATTATAAAATTTAAGACGACCTTCTACTTCAGCGCGCTTAGCTTTTATCTCTTGACCTTTATATTTAGCACTTGATAACTTATCTTGTAAATCAGTAATATCAATAAGTTCAATTAAATTAATTTCACTATCTGTATGTGTTATTTTTTCTTCGATAAGCGAGATCTGACCATCAATTTTTTTCTTCTCTGCAATGATCTTTTCTTCTGATTCTTTAGTTCTGTTAACTAAATTATTAATAAGACCTTTTTGACCCGATATTTTAGTCTTTGCTATTTCTTTCTGGTATTCATTATCTTTGATATCTAATTCAATATTTTGTAATCTATTCTTAAGTATAGTATTCATTTTTGAGAATACAGTAATATCTAAGATTTCTTCAATAATGACTCTACGATCATTTGTAGGTAAATCCATAAACGATTGATACCTTGCAGAACCTAGAATCACAATTTGCGTAAACGCTTTATAGTTAAGACCAATAATATCTTCTAATCTTTTTTGATAGTCTTTAATAGCCGCATCATGAGGCATGATTTGACCGTTACGATAGATTTCAAATTTATTAGGCTTAAGACCTCTAACAACTTTATAGTCTGTTTCGTTTACTGTAAATTCAACTTGTACCTCTAAACCTTTTTCATTAACAGTATTCATTAACTGTGGTTTATTAATATTACGATACGGTTTACCAAAGACACCGAAACATAAAGCATCTAGTATGGTTGATTTACCAGATCCATTTTGACCAGTAATAAGAACTGAAGGTACTCTATTGAGTAAAATCACATTCGGAATATTACCAGTAGATAAAAAATTCTTATAAGATACAGTCTTAAAAACTATCATTCATCCATACTCATTGCTTCGTCATATATTTCTATCATAAGCTTTTTTATTGATTCTTTATTATTATCTGTTGCAACGTCTTCAATATATTCACCAATAAGTTCTGTAGTAGAAGATAAATGAATAATATCTTTAACATTTTCTTGATTATACTCTTCAAACGATTCTAGAATTTTTAACTCAAAAGGTGATTGAAAATTAATTTTATCTACAAATCTCTCAAAATCTTCGAATAATGTTTTCTTCTTTACATTTATTTTAACATATGAATTTTCTAAGTTTTCGGCTTCTCTATCAGGTTTATCATCCCACACAAACCTATTAAAGTATCTTAGATTATTTTCAATAAACTCCCATGAGTTGTCTGTTGTATCTAAAATCCAAAAACCATGTTTTGTATAAGCATCATTCCATGTTAACTGGTAAGGTGTACCTATATAGTGTACGTTCTGTTGTTTAGATTGCGTATGATAGTGACCTGATATTACTTGATTCCATTCTTTAAAGTCACTATACTTAAGACCGTCTCTAGATATAGCACCAGGATGCATTAGCGCTCCTTCTATCTCAAAATGTCCTACTAGAAGATCACCACCTTGCTTAACAACATTTAATATAGTTTCATAATTCTCCTTACACATCCAAGGTACAAGAGTAATGTTAACACCGTCAAATTCTAATGTTGTAGTTACATCATAATAATTCATCCACTCTTCTGTTAGAATCTGTTGTGGTGAATTATTATCTAAGGAGTTTCTTAAAGGTATATCATGGTTACCAATAATACCATGCGTCGTTACACCAAGTTCTTTTGCTTTATTAACATACACTTCTCTTTGAAATGCCATGGTTTGTAGATTAATCCATTTACGATTATCAAAATAATCACCAGTTTGAATAACTGTTGTGATACCATATTTTTCAATAGAAGGCCAAAACACTTCATTATAAAAACGACCTTGCCAGTGTTGAATAATTTGATTAGAGTTACGAGCACCGAAGTGTGTATCACCTAAAAACGCAATTTTCATTATTAATCTTCCTTTGGACGAAGCGGTGTACCACCTGTATAAGCTTCTCTTGATTCTTTTGTATAACCTGTACGTAAAGAAAAACCACCTTTACCTTTTTCTACTTTTTGACTTTGTAGTTCTTCTAATTTTTGATCCGCAATGGAACGAGCATGCTGATCTGATACATCAATAAATTCCTGATTACCCATAACAGAAACTTCTGCTTCTTGAATGAGTTTTAAATTAAGCTCATATTTCTTTTTTTCATTTTTAATAGTCTGGATCATATGACTAAATAATATTTGTGTTACATATGCAAAGCCATTATCAAATCTTTCGCCATCAAAACGATACATATATTTCATAGCGCCTAAAATTGCGTTTTGCACCATCTCGTCTCTATACATATAACCTTTAAAGCGCGGGGTAAGAGATAGTCTATTAGACATTTTATACACACATTCACCTAGATAACGAGACATTTGTGGTCTCTCTTTACCTTCAGCTAATGCTTTTTTACACGCTTGGCTATACTCGTCAAGTGCTAATGTAAACTCAACATTATTTACATAATGAGCGTCGCCGGGTTTTTGTCTGGTTCTTTTTTCTGTCATAGGTCAATAGTGTTGATCTTGTAATCAAACTCCTCTGTAGTATAAAACTTAAAGCGTTCATTAGAATGTCTTAATGCAAAATTATCTCTTGATTTATATTTTAAGTCATCTATAATATCAAACACAGTAGCTTTTTGTCCGTTATCCGACTTACGTAAGATACGTCCTATTGATTGTAATACTTTTATTTTAGATTTGGTAGGATGTGCAAACACCAAATTATGAAGGTTACGTATATTAACACCAGTAGAGAATACGCCGAGTGACGCAACAATAATAACGTCATTAGATTCTGCCATTTGTCTAACAGCTTCACGCGAGTCTTTATCTGTCTCTCCTGCAACATAATATAATTGTTTTTCTGTGTCAATCCTATCAAAGATATCTTTGCCATGATCTAACCTTAAAAATACTACTAACGTGTTACCTGGTAATGTAGATGCCATTTTAGCTATAAGACTATTTCTTTTCTCATGTGTTACAATGAATTCTACCTCTTCATTATAAGTCATATCTTTTACTTTTTTGCGATCACTCTCTTCGTAACGAAGTTGAAGTAATCGAATATTCATCTGTGATACTTGATCACGTTCCATTAACTCTTTTGTGGTAATAAGTTTATGTACAGAACCAAAAAGTCCTTTTAACACCAACTCGTGCGTCTTAGCTTCTTGTAATGTTCCTGTAAGTCCTATTCTATCAGGACATATTAACATCTTATTCATAATTGATTGAATAGATTTAGCTTGCGCGTGATGTACTTCATCTACAACTACTGAACCAAACTGCGCATACCAGCTAGCTGGCATTTTATAGATAGATTGCCATGTAGATATAACAACTCTTTCTTCAGTTTCTTTCTCAACACCACCAGTAATACCATGCATGTTAACAAACTTTCCATTAGAGTAATCTTTAAAGTCACTCATCATTTGACTTACTAATGAAACTGTAGGTACAATAATAAGAATTTTTCTATCGTGTGTTTCTAACCACCATCTAATAAGAGCATATATTATAAGAGACTTGCCTGATGCTGTAGGTGATAATAATAAACACCTTTGCTGTGTTATAGCTTTCTTAAACGCTTCTCTTTGATAGTCTCTCATCTCAATAGGTTCCCCTTTTGAGAATGGTTTAAGTACATCTAAGAATTTATCTAAGAAGCTATCATCAGATGATTCTTTACCAGGGAAGTTATATTGACTACCTTCGAAGTAGCACTCAACATCCATATCTTTAGCAAACTTAGTTATATCCCCTGTTAACCCTGCATAGATCGTGCTCTCCCTTAGGTTAGCTAGTCTTATCTTACCATCCCAATACTTACTTCTATATTGAGGTGTAAATTCAGCTCCAGGTACTTTAAATGTAAAGTAATCACTTAACATTCTTAAGTCGCTTTTATCACCTTCGAATTCAAGGTATACGTCGTTTTTTTTACGAAATGTTATCATAGACTTCCAGAAGTAAATCTAACCCAATCGATTGCATTTTTGATTGATTGGTTTCTCCACTTAATTTGCTCAAGTATATGATTGAGACCTTCAAGTAGAATGTTTATATACTCTATTTTCTGTTCAATTGCAACTACTTCAGGATCAGTATTGACATGTTTATCCACACCTGCTTTAGTCTTAAGTTTGAGATCAAAAGGCTTTTCTTTATAATCATCAGCAGTAGCTTGACCTGAATAATAGAGTTCTTTTTCTTTTTTGAGACCTTCTAGTTTATGATTAATTGCAATTTTACGTGCTTTTAAATCCATAAGCATTGTTAGGTACTTATGATGTAATCTAGGCGCGTCAGTAGCTGCAGAATCAAGCGCTGTTTTATCAATAGGTGCATCTTCTTCCCACATAGATAAAAGCTCTTCATGTGTTAACATTTTTATAAACCTTTACATAGATCTCAACACCTACATTATAAATAGTTTAATGGTTAAGTTCTTAACTATATCCAACCAACCTCCAGCCAGTAATGGCCATGGAGGTTTTTTTATTTTATTCCCAGGAGAATTAAATTAATGGCACGAGCTAAAAAGAAAGAGACTTTCGTTAAAGAAATCCAATCATCATCTGCTTTCCATATACAACCTAAGAATCCTACACAACAATATCTTTTAGACTGTATTGATCAATCTGTTATGACAGTTTGTATTGGTCCTGCAGGTACAGGTAAAACATTCTGTACAGGTATGAAAGCAGCTCAATTGATACTTAAAGGTGGTTACGATAAAATAGTGCTCACAAGACCTAATGTTGCAACTGGTAGATCATTAGGTTATTTTCCTGGTTCTGTAGAAGAAAAGATGACACCTTGGCTTAAACCTATTATGAATGTATTACAAGATGGTTTAGGAAAAGGTCGTTATGACTATATGTTTTCGAAAGAACAAATTCAAATTCAACCTATAGAGACGATCAGAGGTAATTCATTCGAAGATTGTATTATCATTGTAGATGAATCTCAAAACCTAAACATGTCTGAGATTAAAGCTATTACAACTCGTATTGGTGAAAACTCTAAACTTATCTTATTAGGAGACCCAGCACAATCAGATGTGCATGATGGTGAAGCGTTAGATGAATTTGTTGAGATGTGTCATCACTATGGTATAGAGGCACCTATTGTAAGGTTTACAACTGATCATATTGTTCGATCAGATATAGTAGCTCAATTAGTAAAGATGTTTGCTAAAAATAACATATAAGAAGAGGGGCTTAAGCCCCTTTTTTTAAATTTTTTCTTCGTATAACTGAACATTTCCAAAACTAGTGTATGAACCATTCGATGGAAAAGTAGTACTGAAAACAAAAGAAGTACCATCTGCGTTTGTAGATATACCACCTTCGCCATGGCGGCCGTTATATACAGCTTGGTATGGATATATTTTTTGCCCATAAGAATCACCATTGCGATGTGGGTATATTGTCCATGTAGAATCTACTAATTCATAAACTGAAATTGTTCCTCGAGAATAATCGCGTACCGCAGTAATAAAAACACGTGTACCAGCACTGTTAATTGCAACTCTAAATCCAAATTCGTCACTATAGTCGCCATTAATACTAGCTTCTAGTGACCAAGTCGATCCAGACCTAGAATAAATATAAGCGGAACCAGAACTACTATAATTACCACCGGTACCAGGATTTTCGGGCGCGCCAACAATAACTTTAGTACCACTAGAATTAATAGCGACATCGTGGCCAAATTTTCCACCAGCATAATTTGCAGGATTAGTTAACTTAGCTTGTTGTGTCCAGGTTGATCCAGACCTTGTAAAGATATAAGCACTACCAGTACTAGATGGTGCTTGCGATCCTACAATAGCATAGTTACCATCACCATTTATTGATACTGAGTTACCAAAATTATCTTTTGCTTGTAAATCAGATGGTGTTAGTTTAGTTTGTTCAGTCCAAGTAGAACCTGATCTACTAAAAATGTACGCGGAT